ACCAAATAGAGAGTGCTTTGAAAATACTTTTGCTTGTAGTTACTATCGGCTACACTATTCAAAAATGGTACGAGATTAAAAAGAAATGATTAAGGATAAAGACTTACGAGGGTATTTAGGAGCTGGGATTATATTTTTCCTAGTAATGGGTCTCTTGCTGTTTTTAGCGTTCTATGAGATACCTGACACAAATAACGATATTTTTAAAGTTATAGTCGGTATGCTCGTTGGCTCCCTGTCAGTTGTCATCTACACTTTCATCGGCAAGAATCCTGAAGAAGTCTCAGAGCTACAAGCAAAGAGCCAAAGCCTAGAGGTAAAAGTAAAGCAGTTGGCAGAAGAAAAAGACAACATTGAAAGTTTGCTAAGAGACTTACAAAGTGATGTGATAGATAAACTATCAGTCACAGGGCAGAATTTCAAATATAAACAATGCGAAAAATAAGTAAATTTATTATTCACTGTACAGCAACAAAAAAAGATTTTGACGTAACGGTTGAGGATCTTAAAAAGTGGCACGTTGAGGAGAGGGGTTGGAAAGACATAGGCTACCATTTCTTTATAGACTTAAAAGGAGAGGTACACGAATGCAGACCAATAGAGCAAACTGGAGCTCATACTAAAGGACATAACTTTGATAGTATAGGAATAGCGTATGCGGGAGGACTGGGTAGCGATAGTGCGTGGCACGATACTAGAAGCGAAGATCAAAAAAATGCTTTAGAAGATCTACTTTGCTATTTAAAAATACAATACCCTCAGGGCAAAGTATATGGCCATAGAGACTTTAGCGAAAAGATGTGTCCAAGCTTTGATGCTAGAGCCGAGTACGAATGGGTAAGTAATCAGTTTTGAAATATAAGATCGTTACAAGGGTTAAAAGACCTAAAAAGAAAAGACCTAATGTGCATAGTAAAAATGCTAGTAAAGGACAGATAGGATATAAAAAGAAATATAGAGGGCAGGGGCGATGAAAAAAGTTTTTGAGTTTATTACTGGGGATATTATAAAATCAATCGGTAGTGTAATAGATGACCTATTTACTAACGACGAGGAGAGAATAGAGGCTAAAAATAAAGTCTTTGAGATCCTAAAGGAAAAGGAGCTTGAACTTCGTAAAATGCAGACCGAGGTAATTGTAACGGAGGCAAAGGGGAATTGGTTGCAAAGATCTTGGCGACCTATATTAATGCTAGGCTTTGGTTTTATAGTAATGTATAATAAATTTTTTGCACCTGCATTTGGATTACCTAACGCTGAATTAGAAAACGAATTTTGGAATTTACTTCAACTGGGCGTTGGAGGATACGTTATTGGACGTAGTGCTGAAAAGATTGCGAAAGACGTAATAAAAGCAAAAACTTGATTTTGTCAAAAATTTAATATAACTTGCCTAACGTTAATTGCTACGGCTACTATTTTAGCCAACTAAAAAAGGCTAAAAAGTTATATAAATATGTTTAGGCACTAAAACTATGCAAATGAATTTTGATTTAAAAATAGACTACTTAGGTAAAAAAGAAGTTAAAGGAGATACAGAAAAAGATATGTATAATCTAACCTTTAAGACCTATAACTCTGAGATTAAAGGCAAATTCGAGAAGTCTGAGATACGTCATATTATACAGATATTAGATAACGCAGTAATATAATGCCTAGAAAACCAAGTCGTAAGTCTTTAGTAGCTAAAGCTGATAAGGTTTTTAGTGAGTATATAAGACGTAGAAACGCTAATCACAACGGTATTACTGAGTGCTTCACTTGTGGTAAGCAAGACCACTGGAAAAACTTGCAATGCGGACACTTTCAATCTCGTAAGCATTACTCTACTCGATGGAATGAGACTAATTGCCAAGTACAATGCTCAAGTTGTAATGTATTTAGATACGGAGAGCAGTATAAGTTTGGTGTAAATTTAGATGCTAGTTTTGGGCAGGGAGTCGCAGAGGATCTCGATATATTAAGTAAAAAGATAGTTAAATTTTCTAACGATGATCTAATCGAGTTAGTACGTTTTTATGAAAAGAAACTTGCGGAGTTAAAATAAAAGCGTATATTTGAGTAAGTCTTTTAAGTTATCTAACTTTGTTGTAATTAAGGGGAGCGGTTAAACGTTCCTCTTTTTTTTTGCTATTGGTATATTTTTTTTATATATTAGCTATCGATAATAAATACAATAGTATATGTATAAAGAGCAAATTTTAATTAAACTAAGCGAGGAGGATAAGAGTTATCTAAAGCGTGAGGCAGATAAGCAACGGCTATCTGTAAGCTCTTACGTTAGGCATAGGATCTTTAACCCTGAGCAATATAAAAACAGAGATTATGATTTATAATGATGACTTAATGAGGCTTCGCAATAGCGAGGTTACTGCTTTAAGGTCTGAAATTAAAAGACTTAAAAGCAAGATAGAATTTTTAGAGGCACAAATAGAGGTGGCCAGAGAAGTAACATTTAATAAGTAAATAATGAAAACAAGTAAAGTAAAAACAATCGTAAGTATTAAACCTTACAAAACAGACAATGGTACATTGTATTACCATAACCTAGAACTCGAAAACGGAGAAAAAATAAATATAGGTAAGAAAAAAGAGCTGCAAGTCGGGTGGAGTGTTACATACGAATTAGTACAAGATGGAGATAAGCACGAGTATCCTAAAGCAAAGCCTTTAGCGCCACCCCCTCCTAGTACAATGACTGGTAGCAAAGACGAGTTAATTTTGCGACAGGTAGCTTTTAAAGGTGCTATTGAATTAACTAGTAGCGGTAAGATAGGTTTAAGCGAAATAGAAACCTATACAAATAACTTCTTTAATCTTTTAAAACAATAAAAATGAGTGAAATTATAAAAGGAATGTTTGTTAATGAGGGCAATGTAGATTTTGTATTGCATAAACTTAAATTTGATGTAGCTGAGTTTTCTCAAATGCTAGTTACTTATAAGGATGTATTCGAGGCTAATAATGGTAAAGGAGAGATTAATATTTTAAAATCTAAAAAGATTAATCCTAAGACTAATAAGCCTTACGTTTACGCATCTTTAAGTACGTGGAAGCCTACGCAAAGCGAAGATAAAGTAGAGGTATCACAACATCTCGCATCGAGAGAGGCAGACAATGATCTGCCATTTTAATTAGGTTGAAAATAGGGGGCGTAATTGCCCTCTTTTTTTTATTAAAAAATTTTATTATAACTTTAAGAAAAATTAAACAAACAAATGTTAGTAAACTTTCAAGACTTAAAAAGCAAACTAAACGATATTAGAACTGGAAAAATAAAAGAGGGGGAGCGTGTTGGCGTAGATGCTATTGACGACTATTTGCGTTTTAAAGAGGGAAACTTTAACGTAATTCTAGGACACGCTAATGTAGGTAAAACAACTGTGGTGCTTTATCTAATGTTATTAATAAGTAAAAGGCTAGGTAAAAGATGGCTTGTTTTTTCCTCCGAGAATGAGGCTCATAGTATTGCTAGGAAGCTTATAGAGTTTTTAGAACAAGCACCGATTAATAAAATAGATAAAGAAACTTACGAAGGACACTTAAATTATGTTAGTGAATATTTTAAAATAGTAGATGCAACTTCGTTATATACTTATAGACAATTAATTGAACTTGCTGCATCTTTAAAAAAAGCGTGGGATTATCAAGGGCTTTTAATTGATCCATATAATAGTTTAGTAAAGGATCCCGAAATGAGTAAAAGCATTGGAGGTCACGAATATGACTATCAAGCTTGTACTGAGTTTAGGATATTTTGTAAAAAATATAATATAGCAATTTGGTTAAATACACACGCAAATACAAATGCCTTACGAAATAGACATAGCATTGGTCACGAGTACGCAGGACACCCGATACCTCCAATGGCAAGTGATGTGGAGGGGGGCGGAAAGTTTGTCAACCGAGCCGATGACTTTATCGTCATACATCGTTACATACAGCACCCTACCGATTGGCCATACTCACAGATACACGTTCGTAAAGTAAAAGAAATAGAAACAGGAGGGCGGCCAACTGCTATTGATGATCCTATAAAGATGCGCAGTATTATTGGCAACGTAGGATTTGAAATTGATGGACAACCTTTACTAGATAAACCTATAAGAGAACAATCTAACATACCATTTTGATATGTCTGATATAGAGGGATCGTAAAACGTAAGAGTAATGAAGCAAAAGAAATATACTCAAATGCAACGTATTGAGAGACTGGAGAAAGCAGTAGCAAATCTCTATATGATTATACAGGCTATGTTAGATAAAAAAGACAACAAATGAATGGATTACATATTGAGCAAGTATTTATTAGCGGAGTAATGCTAGGTATATTATACGATGAAGACTACGACGATGACAGTAATGTAAGGTATAAAAGACTTACGTTCTGTCTAATGATAATAGGTATAAAGTTTACGTGGTGGTAAAAGTTTTAGAGGTAATGGCAAAATCCCATAGTAAGTGGGTTCGAGTTGCAAAGTCTTTTGGTCTGACTGAGGAAGCAGAAGATTTGGTCCAAGATATGTATTTAAAGATCTACGACTGGAAAGGAAAGTATAATAAAACTTTGATGTTTAACAAAAGCGAGGTAAATCATTACTTCGTTTTTTTGGTATTACGAAATCTGTATTTAGATAGGTGTAAGAAACAAAAAAAAACGGTACGGGTCGAGGAGAAGTATAGTAAAATTACTACACTTTTTAATAGCCTAGAATATGAGCAAGAGTTAGAAATAATAAAAGACGAAATAAACTCGTGGCATCTATACGATAGAAAAATATACGAGTTGATATATAAAGAGGGGTACTCAATGCTAGAGTTATCAAAAAAGACTGGTATCGATTACTACTCTATTTATAGAACTAAAAATAAAATAGATAAGTTACTACATAAAAAACTAAAAAAATGAGAATTAAACTATCAGCAGAATTTAAAGAAAGCGTTTTAAAAAACGTAAAAGAAAATAACGCAGGTAAGCGATATGCAGATAATGGATCTAAAAAGGATCAGTATATCGGTATGCTAGGAGAAACAGCCTTAAAAAATTATTTTAAAATTAAATACGAACCTTTGGATGACAAAGGGGATTGCAGCTTTCATTATTATGGCCGTAAGATAGATGTAAAAACAATGGCTATTAATGTAGATCCTGACACTGAGTTTGTAAATAGTTTTAAAGCTAATGAAAAAAATACGCAGGCATATACTTATATTTTTACTAGTTTTAATCAAAGAACGTCAGAGCTGTTTATACTCGGATGGGTTTCTTTAGATGAACTTTTAGAAAAAACTAAAAAAGGAAAAAAGAAAATTAATCTTTATAAGATTAAAAATAAAGACCTTAATCCAATAAGTACGTTATGAGACTGGGCGACTTAGTTTATACCATTACTCGATATACTGGTGTTAGGTGGATAGTAAAACGTATAAGTAAGTGGAGAGGTAAGGACTGCGGTTGCGATCGTAGGCGTAAAGAGTGGAACGATATCGAATTAAATGTAGGGGATAAATGGAAAAACTGGATCGGTTAGACTGGGAGCAGTTTAGAGCGGATGTAAGAAACAAACTTAATCAAGATCAATTTAACTTGGTCTGCACTTTACACGCTAAATACTATAATCACTCTTTTTATAAACCCTGCACTTGCAATCCTAAAACTATCAAGACTTGGATAGCGCAGTTAAACGACATCTATGACAAGGATAGAAACAACTAATAAGTTTGAACAAGCACTAATTTGGGCATTAAATACTTTTGACGATTGGCAACTGGAATGGGTTGGCGATAAAAATCTTTGCTACGATGCTAAGGGATTTACTCCTAAAGGAAAAAAATGCGTTATAGAGTTTAAGTTTCGTAATAAATGGTATCAGACAAAACTCCTAGAGAAATACAAATACGATAAGCTAATGGCGTTAGACGACGATATTGTGAAGATTTATTACGTTAGTGATCTAAAAGGATCGTATTGGTTTTGGCTAGATAAATTAAAAGAAATGGAGGTATTTTCAAAAAATTGCCCAAGTACTTCATATTGGAATAGCAATAAAAAAAACAAAGAAGTCTATCTGTTGACCGAGGATCAAGCTAGTATAGTTCACAAAAGTTAATCATTTTTTTTATTAAATTTTTTGGATAAGTCTCAAAAAGAGTTATCTTTGTATAACAAAAGTATATGAACGATAAAATAAATAACTTAAAGGATCTTCAGTATTACGGAAATATAGAGCTATTGTCAAGCGTTGTATTGGAGGCTATTAAAAAGCAAGAGACACCTAAACTGGTGGAGATGAGTAAGGCTATAAGTCAGATAACTTTCTACGTAAATAATCTGCAAGAGGATCGTAAAATGTACAATAGATCTTTGAGCGAATATAGGATAGATAGAAATAGAGCAATAGAGAGAGCAAGACGTGCCGAAAAAAAAATCGAGAAACTAGAGCAGGAATTAAAAAAGTTTAATATCTTTAACACCTAAATTAAAAATAATGGGAGCAACAAAACAATTACATTTAGAGACTTTTCAAGAAAAGTTTAACTATTTAAAGAGTTTACCTTATAGAGATCTAGTAGCTATTTGGCAAGATCACGATCACGAGTTGAACGCTTTAGCAGATTTACTGCTAAATGAATATCCGTATTAAGATGAGAACAAAAACAGGATTATATATCGTACATAGTGGAAAAATAGTAAGCGTGTACACCGAAGACGAATGGTATAAAATTCAACACCTAGTTTGGTGGGATAACGTAAAAAAGATTTTTCGATGGGAAAAATAACACTACTAGACGATAAAGAATATCAAATAGACAAACTCCTAAAAAAAATGGAGGACGACGATTTCTACTATGGAGATCTTTCAAACTTAGCTTTGAGCAGTAGTGCAATTAAATTACTATACGAAAGTCCTAAAAAGTATTATTACGTTAAGAAATACGGAGGAGGGTCTTCACAGGGATTGCGAGACGGTTGGCTGTTGCATTGTCTTTTGCTAGAGCCTGAAAAATTTAACGAGCAGATCTTTGTCGATGTACAAAGCAAGAACTCTAAAGCCTATAAACTGGCCGTAGAGGAACACGGAACGGTATATACTGCTAAAGAGAGATCCGATGCAGAGAGACTGGCAGACGCTGTACTAAAAAACGAACAGGCGTTGAGACTGATGACGAACTGCGAATACGAGGTGCCAGTTATTGGCGAAGTGATGGGTATGCCCTTTAGAGGCAAAGCAGATATATTATGCGATAACGCTATTACAGATATTAAGACTACAAATGATATTAAGGGCTTTCCTTATAGCAGTTTCAAGTATGGTTATGATATTCAAGTTTTTCTTTACTGCGAACTATTTAACGTGCCTTATAGCGAGTTTCGTTTCCTAGTGATAGATAAGGGTACACTCGATATTGCAATATATGATTGCGATGAAAGTTTTTATATGCAGGGTGCAAGTAAAGTTGAAAAGGCAATAGATACCTACGTTACTTATTTTATGCAAAATGATGTAGAGGTAAACGATTATATAATTAAAGGAACATTAACAGGAAGATGAGAAAAAGAGAATTTGAAAAAATAGCAGAACGTTTCGAACTGGAGTTTGGATACAAATTTTTAAAGAAAACAAGAGAGAGGGAAAAAGTAGAGGCAAGAGCTGCACTAATATTCTATCTTAAAAAGTTTAGGTATTTAAGTCTATACGAAATAGCAAGATTAATAGAGCAGTATTGCGGGTGGAAACCAAATCACGCTACTGTACTTCACGCTACTGTTAACTATGATATGTACGCTAAATTTAATAGGAGGATAGATGACGTTTTAAAAGCCGTTATAGGATACTACGAAAAGGATAGTGATAAAACTAGGTATATTAAACAGAACATTGAAAAGATGCCTAGCGAAGTGATAAAGAAAATACACAATGAAGTAGTAAGGGAGTACGATAAGATCCTAGACGAAGATCCTGTAAAAACAACATAACAAAATCGTTATATAGATATGCAAACAACTAAAGTACCTATAAGCAGTATTAATCTTAATCCTAGTAATCCAAGGGTCATTAAGGATTATAAATTCGAAAAGCTAGTAAGATCTATTAGGGAGTTTCCAAAGATGCTAGAACTACGGCCTATTGTAGTAAATGAGGATAACGTAATACTGGGAGGTAATATGCGTTACAGGGCTTGTGTGGAGGCAGGGTTAGAGGACGTATATATAGTACAGGCTAAAGATCTAACCGAGGAGCAACAAAAGGAGTTTATAGTAAAAGATAACGTTTCTTTCGGAGACTGGGATTTTGAGGTACTGGCAAACGAATGGGATATTAAAGACCTAGAGGACTGGAGCGTAGCGTTACCTACTTTGAAATACGAGGACGAGGAGTACAGCACTAAAGTCGAAAGCCCTATATACGAGACTAAATTAGATAAACCTAATGAGGAGGATCTATATAACTTAAATAAATATAACGAACTAATAAAAGAAATAGAGGAAAGTAATTTAAGCGAAAAGGAAAAAACTTTATTAAGGCTAACGGCTACAAGGCATATAGAGTTTAGCTACTCTAAAATAGCGGACTACTATGCTCACTCTAGTAAAGAAATGCAAGGACTAATGGAAAACTCCGCCCTAATTATAATCGATTATAAAAAAGCTATCGAAAAGGGCTTTGTAAAGTTATACGATACATTCGAAATCTTATCATCGGAGAATGGATAATTTTGTAGTTTTTATTTTGTCTCACGGTAGGGCTAAAAATATAAGTACGATAAAAACCTTACGATCTCACGGATATACTGGAGACGTTATAGTTGTTATAGATAATGAGGATAAAACGGCAGACGAGTATTATAATAAATACGACGACGTTGAAATGTTTGACAAACTGGCTGTCTCTAAAACTTTCGACGAGGCGGATAACTTTGAGGATAGGAGGGCCATAGTATATGCTCGAAATGCGTGTTTTGAGATTGCTGAAAAAAGAGGATACAAGTACTTTATGGAACTTGACGACGATTATACGAGCTTTCACTACCGAGTATATTCGAGTAAGAAACAAAAGCCTATAAAAGTTAAAAACCTAGATACCGTATTTAGATCCTTAATAGACTTCTATAAAAAAACTCCCTTTAGTACTATATCGATAGCACAGGGGGGCGACTTTATTGGAGGTAAACAAAATAGAATGGCTCGAAAGCCTACTATTTATCGTAAATGTATGAACTCGTTTTTGTGTAGTACCGATAGACCTTTTAAATTCGTAGGGAGAATTAACGAAGATGTTAATACATACACCTATAAGCAAAGCGTAGGTTTATTAATGGGAACTATCCCGATAGTATCGTTATCGCAAAAGACTACTCAAAAAAATAGTGGAGGAATGACGGATATTTATTTAGATAGCGGAACTTACGTAAAGTCTTTTTATACGGTTATGTTTAGCCCGTCTAGTTGTTTTATAAAACCTATGGGAGATACGAGAATGAGATTACACCACGCTATTAAATGGGATAACGCCGTACCGAAATTAATATCTGAAAAATTAAAGAAATGAGGAAAACCGAACATACCGAACATAATAAAAAGCAATACTTAGAAGCGTTAGAAAAAAGCTTAGGAGTAAAGACTACAGCCTGTAAGATTACAGGAGTAGGTAGGACAACAGTTTACGATTGGATTAAAGATGACGAGGAGTTTCGTAAAGCTGTCGATGAGATTGAGCAAGTAGCTTTGGACTTTGTGGAAAGCAAACTATTTGAGCAGATACGAGGAAATAACACACCCTCTACTATATTCTATTTAAAAACCAAAGGTAAGAAAAGGGGATACGTAGAGAGACAGCAAATGGATCTTAACTTTGAAGGCACTAAACTATTTGACGTACAAATTATAAAAGGAATTGACGACGATAAAGAGTAATATCGTTTTTGAGCATCTAGAAAAGAGCAAAAAGAAAATCGTAGTTGAACAAGGCGGAACTAGGAGCGGGAAGACTTATAACATTCTTTTGTGGATTATAGCTAGTTACTGCGTTAAAAATACTGGAAAGACAATAACGATAGTGCGTAAGACTTTCCCTGCGGTAAGGGGTACGGTTATGCGTGATCTATTTGATATACTTAAATCCTATGGTCTTTATTACGAGGAGTTTCATTCGAAAAGCACTTACGAGTATTTTTTAAATGGTAACCGTATTGAGTTTATTAGTTTAGATCAACCTACTAAAATACGAGGACGTAAAAGAGATTTACTTTTTATTAATGAGGCTAACGAACTAAACTTTGAAGATTGGCAACAACTTATATTTAGAACTACGGAGAAAATAGTTATCGACTATAATCCTAGCGAGGAGTTTCACTGGATCTACGATAAGGTACTGGAGAGAGACGACGTAGAGTTTTATCAGACCACCTATAAAGACAATACCTTTTTGAGTGAGGTAATCGTAAAAGAGATAGAACGACTAAAGCATATAGACGAGGAGTATTGGCGTGTCTATGGTCTAGGAGAACGAGGGCGTAGTAGATCTCTAGTATTTAACTTTACAACCACCCCGAGTATCCCTCCGACTGCAAAGCTAGTAGGGAGAGGTCTCGACTTTGGATTTTCTAACGATAGTTCTGCGTTAGTGGAGACGTATATTGAGGGCGATAATATGTACGCGAGAGAGTTGATCTATCGAACTGGAATGACCAACCAAGATCTAGGAAACGAATTTAAAAGATTAGGTCTAGATAGACGAGACGAGATTTGGTGCGATAGCGCAGAGCCTAAAAGCATAGAGGAATTAAACCGAATGGGCTTTAATACCAAAAGGACTTATAAAGGATCTATCAATATCGGTATAGATATGATAAGGAGGTACAAGCTTTACGTTACTGACGATAGTATAAATATGATAAAAGAGTTACGGAACTATAAGTACGTGGAGGATAAGAACGGACAGCTAACTAACAAGCCAGTTGATGCCTTTAACAATAGCCTTGATGCCCTGCGTTACTCTGTTGTAAATAAGTTAGGCCGACCCCAGTACGGAAAGTACTACATAAAATAATTAAATTTTTTTAAAAAAAGTTTGGTAGTTACTCAAATAGGTGTATCTTTGTATAACAAAATATAACAATTATGACAACTACAAAATATATCACTGAAATTCAAAAATTAGATAATTACAGTACTGATTACTTAAATAGTTTAGAGGTTAGAGATTTGGATACCTTATTAGAAAATCTACAATTTAACGCAGAATACGACAAAGTATAATAAAATAACAGGGGGAGCAATCCCCCTTTAAAACTTAAAAGATGCAAGTAGAATTTGAAATACAGAAGTACAACGTAGATATTTACTACCAAGGCAAATACTTTGGTTGCTACGAATTAGAAACTCCCGATCGTGAGGTAATGGGATACCAAGGTAGACGTACAGAGATCCTGTCTGAAGATTGGTCTTATAAAAATAAAAGACTTAAAAAAGGTACGGAGGTAGTAACGGAGTGCGTTGCTATCTGTGGTAAAATAAAGGGAGACTTTAAAGATCGTATGCGAGTACTGGCTCAAAGCAGAGCAGTTTTTAACGACTAGAGTTTGGTAGTTATTAAAAATTGTTTATATTTACATATCAATTTAAAACTTAAAAGATGAGACAATTTAAAAAATACAAGCAAAATTTAAGAGTAGTGAACTGGAATGGAGCAGACTACGTTATGAGTTACACTACTAGAGTGGCGAAGATAGACTACGCTACTAGAACTCTAGAGCAACTAGGTTACTGGAGTATGACTACGCAAAAGCATATAAACTATGCTGCGGATCAATTAGGACTGGATTTAATTAGAGACTAATGGAAAATAAATACAAGTTTGTGGAGTGGTCTTTAATAGGGATACTCCTTACAATAATTATAACACTACTAAATACTTTGAAATGAGAACACAGTTAGACGATTTAAGAGACGATTTAGAGCATACTAGAAATGCTTTAGCACACCTAGAGTCAAAAGGACTAAAGGGAAACGATGACTATAAGCACCTTAAACTAGACGAGGAGTGGATAGTATCAACTATAAACAATATACGATGAATGAGATATTTATACTAAGAACAATACAACTACACAGCACAAATGGTGTGGTGCATATCGAAAGTATTGGTTACGGAAAAGAAGATGGTGCGTATATAGAATTTGATGCTCGTGCCTTGCTAGATGATATACCACACCTTTATAGAATGGCTAAACAAGCAATAGCTATGGAAGATGCACATACGGAAAACAAATATAGAGATATGATGAAGCAAATTAATAAAGACGTTAAACGACCTGTGGGCAGACCGCCTAAGGATTAGAGTTTTATTTTGTTAGGAGAGAGGTTACGAAAGTAGCCTCTTTTTTTTTGCGTATATTTAAAAACTTTCTAACCATAAGCGTTATATAAATATGGAAATTAAAATAAGCGTTCCTACGAGTCTATCGGATATTACATTAAGGGAATATAAGCAGTACGAGAGGATTATAAATACAAACGATAAGGACGAGTATAGCGAGAGGTTTATCAATACTAAAATGGTAGAGATCTTTTGCGGTATAACTTACGAACAAGCATCTGCTATGACTCTTGTCGATTTTGAAAGAATAGTAGTGCAGCTATACGATATACTGCAAGAAACTCCTAAACTGGTTAGACGCTTTAAAATGGGCGATAGTGAGTTTGGTTTTATACCAGACTTAGAGCGAATGACCTTTGGCGAGTACGTAGATCTAGATACTTATATACACGATATGAGTAATATCGAAAAAGCAATGGCAGTATTGTATAGACCGATAAAATATAAGAGTAAAGAAAAATACGAGATCTATCCCTACGAGGGGGATCTTTACCACGATGCGATGTTAAATATGCCAATGAATGCTGTCGTATCTTCAATACTTTTTTTTTATCATTTAGGGATCGACTTGTCGAACGCTATGATGAACTCTTCGGAGGTGGAGGATCCAGCACTACTAGCGCAGTTGCGGGCTTTGGGAAAAAGTGGAACTGGTATCAATCCATATACGCCCTCGCTAAAGGAGATATTAGGAGATTTGATGCTATAACCGAACTCGGAGTTAATGAGTGTTTAACGTTCCTAGCATTTGAAAAAGAAAAGAACGAACTAGAAAGCAAACAGATAAAAAAGAAATTTAACTAATGGCAGTAAATGAAAATATAGGAGCGCAGAGTTATCTTCAAGTCGTAGAGATCCTACGAGACGAACTACTAAACGACCCTAATATAACTACCGTAACAACTGGAGATATAAGCGATATAGACTTATCAAAGCAAACTATGTTTCCATTAGCTCATATCGTAGTAGGTAATGCTAGATTTGAAAGCAGTATAATTACTTATAGCGTAACAGTTCTATTAATGGATATCGTTCACTCGGATACTACCGATGAGCCTAGTATCTATCAAGACGATAACGAACTCTATGTTTTAAATACTATGCTAAATATAGGAAACCGATTAACGGATAAACTATTTAACGGAAACCTATATGACGGAAATACTTACGTAGATAGAGGGTCGGTAACTGCAGAGCCGTTTACAGATCGCTTTGAAAATTTAATGGCAGGATGGGCTTTTAGTTTTGATCTAGTAACACGAAATAATATAGATCGATGCAATTCTTAAACGTAAATCAAGTACTGCAAAAGTGGGGCAAGTACGTAGTACAGCAATCTCGTAGTAATCTTACTAAAGCAAAAAAAGGTTATGAGAACAAACTATATAAGAGTCTCGGCTATAATGTACTGGAAAAGAAAAACGCAACGGAAGTATCCTTTACTATGCTCGACTACGGAAAGTTTGTCGATAAAGGGGTGCGAGGTAAAGATCCTAGCAAGGTTTCTCCAAATGCTAAAATAACAGGGCAACAAGCACCTAATTCTATTTATCGTTTTGGTAGTGGATCTGCAAGGGGTACGTGGGATAGCTTTGTAGAAAAGATGAGTGTTTGGGCTAAGTCTAAAAGATTAAGATTAAGAGACGAAAAAGGAAAGTTTGCAAAAGGTAACTACGAAGCTATTGGATATATAGTAGCAAAGAATATTTATAGTAGAGGTATAAAGCCTACTATGTTTTTTACAAAACCCTACGAAAGAGCTTTTATTAAATACGATAAAGACCTAGCAATAGCAATCGGAATGGATATGGCTAATGAAATAAAAAAAGAATTTAATGGCAACTAAGATAAACGTAAGAAGTCCGTTTTATAAGAAAACAGAAGATAGCAGTTTAGCAAGTGCTACAATGGAGTTATATATTTTCCCAGGTGTACTTTCAACAGATAAGCCACCTTCTCCGCAATACACAATAACCAAGAACACAATAGACTCGAATACTTATGTAGTGTTTGAGATTAGCGAACTTGTAAGGGATTATCTAGAAATAGAGTTTGATGGGGAGTATGATAGTCAAACAGTATGGGTTGTTGCTGACATAAATCAATATCCTTTAGCCGATGGAGGGGGTACTCTTATAGACACTGATAACGAAAACTATATAGCGTTTGATGGTTATGGTTATTTTCACGAGGGTACAAATCCTCAGTTATCAAGAGGGCTACTAATGTCAAACAATACTATATTCAGACTAAACTACGATAATGTAAGAATCCCTGTATTTACAGAGGACACTAACACAGTAACATTCTTATATAAGGGAGAAGAAAAGCGTACCCAAACAGTCAGCAGCTCTACTAACACAAATGGGCAAATAGACTACATTACAGTAAGTGGTTTAGATGATAACGATACATACAGGGAACGAGTTATAAACGATGGCGGCACATTAGAGGATAGCGATTGCTTAGAGCGATTTTTAAGTAATTATAATGTAGGCGAAGTAGATGAAGTTATAATTGATACAGATGCAGGTGTAGAGGTTGTTAAAATCATAACTAACTATGAATGTAAGTACGAACCCTACAAAGTTACATTTGTAAATAAGTTTGGTGCTTTACAAGACTTGTGGTTTTTCAAGAAGTCAGTAGAATCAACAAACGTAACCTCTGAGCAGTTTAAGGCATCTATATTTGACCAATCTACTCTAAGCTACAAAACGTATAAACACCAACAACAAGCGTTCTTAGCACAAGGCAAGGATAGAATCACAATGAACACAGGATACGTTAATGACGACCACAACGCTGTCTTAGAGGAACTATTAATAAGTGAGCAAGTGTGGTACACAGAGATTACAGAAACAGAGGAAAAAGTTATTCCTGTTATCCCATTAACTAAGTCAATTACATACAAGACAAGTGTAAACGATAAACTCGCAAATTACACAGTAGAGTTTGAACACGCTTTTGATAAGATAAACAACATTAGATAGTGCAGAGCATACAGCTATATATTGAGAATCAAAGAGTGGATATGTTTAAAGACGAAAGCGTATCTATCACTCAGTCTATTCAAAACGTCAAAGATATCGCTAAGGTATTTACAGAGTTTACAAAGACGTTTACTCTGCCTGCATCTAAAGCAAACAACAAGATATTCAAACACTACTATAACTTTGATATCACAGGGGGCTTTGATGCGAGAACAAAAAAAGATGCCACACTTGAATTAAACCATTTGCTATTTAAAAAAGGTAAGATTAAGTTAGAAGGTGTGGACTTGCAGAATCGCAGACCTAAGTCGTATCGCATTACATTCTTTGGCAATACTGTAACACTTAAAGACCTATTAGGCGAAGATAAATTAAATGCGTTAACAGAGCTTAACACTTTAAATGAAACATTTGCATCTGCTGATATTAAAACTGCTTTACAAAGAAACCCTGCATCAAACGATGTAGTAGTACCTATTATCACACACTCAAAAAGACTTTTTTACGACAGTGGTGCAAATACTCCTGATGTGGGTAATTTATTTAATCATACAGGGGGCGGTTCACATAATCACGGACTTGCTTGGAACGAATTAAAATATGCGCTAAGAGTACACAAAATTATAGAAGCTATTGAGGATAGATATGGCATAACATTTAGCACAGATTTCTTTAATACCTCAAATGATGTTTACTATGATTTGTTTATGTGGTTACACAGAAAAAAAGGTATAGTATCAAGCGGTACACAAACTGATGTTTTTACAAACTTAGTTGATTTTACAGGTGCAACAAGCACAACCACCCCATCAGGCAATTTACCTGTGAGTAGTGTTAGTGGTAGCAACTTAAATGTTATACAGCCATTTCCTGTATCAGTATTTAGAGATTTAGAGTTAACTTTAAGCAGAACAACAACAAACCCTTACGATATAAGTATCACAAGAGATGGTGTAG